GATATATCCTTGTACTTATATCCATGCAATATTTGGGTAGAAGTAATTAGCTTTCCCGCAAACTCTGCATGAGTATTACTAACGAGACACTTATCCTCCGAGACAGGGCACTCAAGCCTTGCTAAGAGGACTCGATACTTATCATGCACATTCGAATCGCAAGTGACAAAATCATCACCTAGAATCCGAAAGGTAGTTCCACATTCCTCCTCAGGAATGCCTGCCAATCGTTCTGCAGTAAGAGCCACAATAGCATGGGATAATGCAAAAGCAGGAAAAGAAGGTCCAGTCCCTAAGGGCTGTCCAACCGTCCAACCAACAGACGGTGTCTTCGATTCCCACATTAATCGATATTCCGACTTACTCACATTCTCAAACAGACGAAGTGTGGTTTTAGGAATCCGATTCAATGACTTCAGAACCTCCATGGTTAATGAGAGGGGAAAGTTATTGGTAGCATCAGACAAATCAACAGAGTAAACTGTCTTATCATCCTGTAGCCATCTCTGCACATCCTGAACACCAGAGCCTTGATCATGGGTACAATCCCAAGGTTTATCTCTGATGAGATCTAACAAGTACCGCTTCATTGGTTCGAGAGCAGCTTGCACCACGATATTCGGTGATGCAAAAGCGCGAAATTTCAGACCAGGTTCCTGAGTAAACCCTATAACACCAATGGTATCATAGGATTCTTTTCCTTTCTGTGTGACTTTCGTACACTCAGCAGGGGTAGACAGTTGCCAATCTTCATAGGCGCTGTTCCAGGGATGTGTTAGCTCGAAATAATTCTCACCAACCTCACCCAGAACCTTTTGGACCTCAGGAAACATATGAAAATGTCTCCCAGAATCACTCCCGAGAAAACTTTCAATTATCCTTTCAGATTTTTGAACGTTTCCTTTCCGAGTACCAAAAATTTGAGCACAGTACTCCAATATATCTGGATATTCCTCATAGTTGCAATAACTAGGGAACTTCAGTCCACCTTTTACCAGTGGTAATACCTTACTTAGGCAGAACTTGCCTGTTATGGTACCTTCTTTCACTCTTCGATCCGTTACCAATGGATCTTGAACTACGGAAGACAGAAACTTACGTTCCTGTGTTTTTGTTGGAGCTGTACC